TAAACTACTTGCCATTTTTATTTATTTTAAATTTGTTATTTATATATCTCATTAACTTTATAATGTTTTTTTCCTTAGGTTTATATATTTTCATAGTCATAAATTATAGCACCCAACCTTGAAATGTAGGCTCATCTCTATCAGGATATATATCATCATTTGTGTTAGATGTATATTCAGGATATGTGCTTTGATTAAAATCCATAAATTGTATAAACCTTCTTGTGTAGTATTCAGCTAAACTTCTTTCTTTTTCAACTAAATAATCTACCTCTGCCTTTTCTACTGTCTCTGCATTTTCAGAAACATGCTTAAATATTCCACCTTGCTTTATCTGATAAGCAGCAAAGGGAAGAAAATCAACCATAGCATAATGTATTAGCATAGGCTGTACATGATTGACTAATAATGTTTCATAATCAGTACCTGATATAGTACCATCATCAATCATTGTGCTTATTTTATTGTATAAATCAGTACCTAAATAGTTTTGTATATGGATAGTTTGTGCAATTTCAATAAAGTGCATTAACTTATCTGCTTGTACATTACCATCTATTATGGTGTTCTTTACTAAATCATTTCTGCTTATAAATAATACTTTTGCCATATCTTATTATTTAGGTAAAAATCCATTGTTATCCATATCTCTAGGTTTCATAGCTACTTCTTTATCATTTTTTTCAGGAGTAAATCCTATTGATTTAGCCTCAGCCTCTGTAACCTTTTTGTCATTTGTTAAACCTTTATTTGGTAAAAACTCACCTTGTGCATTTCTTTTTCTAAAGTATACTACTCTAGTCCATTCATGTCCACAATTACCCCCACCTTTATAAAGCCATATAGAATATTTATCAGATCCATTAGGCCCCCATCCTTTATTAACTGCTTCATTATCCATAGCAATAATATCTTCTTTTCTGTAGACTTTTTTAGCTTTTATCATAGCTTTACAGAAAGCTCTTGACTTTTTATTATCTATTCTACCTGTATATCTATACCTTACTTTAAATAATCCTGCATCCTGTTCACTTTTACTTGCAGGTTTTGCAGATCCTGTTTTTACATCAGCAAGTTCTAGCATTTTGTTTTGCTTATCATCTAGTTCATAATTCACACCCTCCTCAGATATAACTTCCCAAGTGTCTAAATCTTCATCTTCACCTAAATCAATTAATATTTTTGCTACATCTTTTGTTAGATGATCATTAGGTCTATAAATTTTAGACTTTTTAAGACTTAACTTTTGCCCTGTTTCTTCTTCTCTTGTTTCTTTATCTGCTACATTCTTTAAGTCTGTAAATTCTAAAGGCTGTATAGTTTTAAAGTACAGTTTAAGTGTAATATTATTAAAAGCTAATATCTTGTTAAATGCATCTATCATAAGATTCTGATATGGTCTGATTACCATGTTATCCATAAGTATAGATGCTTTCTCTAATTCATCTGCATTGTTTCCAAGACCAGTGTTGTTTTTTACTCCAAGAAGCATTGGTGATACAATTCTATGTGCTACTAATATCTTTTCTTGAGATTCTGTAGATAAAAACTGGTATTGTTGGTGTGCATCTGATAACTGTATTGGCTCTATTGTAGCTTGACTATCTGTATTGTCATTAAATGATAAAATAAACTTTCCTGCATTACTAGATCCACTAAACTTTTGTGATATTTTGTTTTCTATTAGAGATCTTTCTTCTTCATTAGGTATTCCATTGTTCATGTTTATAATCATAGAAGGAGATAATCCATTCTTTATGTTATTCATGTGGAAGTTACTAATCTCACCTTCTAATTCAGCATACTGCAATCCACCAGTATATGCAGGAGGACTATAATAATAATATCCTGCTTTGTAAGGTTTAATAAATAATATCTCTCTACCCTCAGTAGATGTGCCAAATGCAGGTATTCTAGTTGTATTAGATGAGTTTTTATACTCACTCCAATCATGGAAGTAGTAATATGCCTCAATCTCTCCTGATTCACCTGATTTTTCTGCTCTTAGTGTCTCTACTGGTATGTGTTCTAGCTGAACAATCTTCTTTCTACCTTTTCCATAGATAACTTGTATTGCAGCTCCACCCATAAGATAATAGTCATATATTACTTTTCTAACTACATCTTTTTTAAATAAGCTAATCATTTGTGCATACTCATCAGGTTTTCTCTCTGAATCTGTTGCATCTAATCCTTTTCCAAATATCATTTCTGATATACCATTGATACAGGCATGATTAGTTGGTGATCCATTGTAAAGGTCAATTAGATATTGATAATAGTTATTATCCTCACCATACATTACAAAATCTTTTCTTGGATCTTCTATTATTTTAGGAGAAGTGTAAGCTGCTAACTCTACTACTCTAATATCTCCTTCATATTTTGGTCTCCTGTGTTGTCTACTCATAATTATGCATTATATACTTTATATGTGTTGTCTGCTGATGTGCTTACTTTATATACACCTTTGTTTACATCATAATATTCATCTAATCCTTGTGCTATTGTTTGATTAGTACAGAATATCCTGTCTCTATAAACTGCAATATCTCTTTCAATACTTTCATTATCCCATGCTGTTGCTACATCTTGATATTGCCCTGTTTGTAATTCCCATTCAGCACCTCCTCTTGTTACAGCATCTTCCCATGATATTCCTGCTACATTCCATGCTAAATCAACATCTTCCCAATCTGAACTACCTGAAATTACTTCTAGTTGATAAAATCTATTTTCTACTAAACTAAGATTCATAGTTATAGCAGCATAGTTAGATAATTTACTAACTGGTACTGTTGTAGATTGTACTAAATCAGTTTCTTCATCTCTTACATTTACCACTGCTGTAATAACAAACTCTCTTGGAATAAAAGTAAAAGTTTGAGTTGATGATGATGATGTTAAATATATCATACTTATATAATAACTTTATTGTGTTTTTTTATAAAGTGTAAAGTTTTTGTATAAAAAAAAGAGGACTATTGTCCCCTTTTCTTAGAAAAACACTTAACTATTATGATGTCTGCTCAATTAAGCAGTAGGAAAAGTATTAATTTGTGAACCTTCTGTCTCACTTGTAACTGCTGTACTTAAAACAAAGTCAGGTGGTGCTGTTTCTAATGCTTCAAATGTCAGATTGAATCCATTAAAATCTCCCATATTAGCTCCAACAGTAAAATTACCTGTTGTAAGCTCTGCTCCATTTACTCTACCTACTAACAAATAATTATTATCTGCATCAACTACTATAATATGTGGTCTACCTACAGCTAATAATTTAATTTGTTCACTTGTGTCTCTATCATAATATTGAAGTTGTAGTGTTAATGTTTGTGTATAGAAAGTAGTACCATTTTCTCTTGAAGAAGTAACTACAGTATCAAGGTTTGTTGTACCTCTCACATCATATTTGTATAATGTTGGAGTTCCATCAAAGCCTGTTACCTGAGTACCAGTAAAAGTTACATTTCCTAATGTACCAAAGTCTGCAAAGTATACAGCTTTAATTGATCCTGATTTATTCTTACAAGGTACTATTCTACCTTTTGTTAATGCACAACTCATATTATTTTAAATTTTTAAAGTATGGGGAGGCTTTTACACCTCCCATATACTGGTTATTATTACTTACTTAGCTTATGTTATTGAAAATCAATATTTTAGCTAAAAAACACAATTTCTTGTGGCACTCCATATTGAATTCCATATGAAAATCTTGCAACAAATCTTGCATTTTGATCACCTAATGTATCAGCAGTATCAATTACTCTAATTTCATTCATATCACTAACTAAATTAGTTCCCATAAACAGGTTACTTTTTTGTGCTAGTGCAGCAGTGTTGTCAGATAGACCATTTGCTAAGAATAGTGGAACACCATCAAATGATAGTGGAGTGTTCATGTCATACCACATGTTTACTCTGTTTTCATAACCACCACCTTGTGCTGCTAATGCTCTAACATATGCTTTCATAATGTTTCTAGATACATATAGAGTTAAATCATCTTTGCCATATACTGTATTTGAAGATGCATCTAGGATAGCTCCTAATTGTGCAATTACATTAGTTGCATCTACTCCACCAACAGGTGCAGCAACATCAACAATGTTTGCATCAGCTGTCCATAATGTTTCAAAACCATCTATTTCACCTGCATTTCCAGTAGCTCCCTGCCATAGTGAATTTTCCACTGATGCTGAAATTTGATCTGCAAAGTGTGCAATTATATAATCACCAAATGATGATGGCATATCTTTAAATGTAGATGCTCCTAATTCTGCTGCTTCCCAAGAATCTACAAATTGCTTAGTACAGAATTTAATGTTTACTTGAAACTCCTCTAGTGTAATGATTCTTTCACTTATTGCTACTGTACCTGCATCTGTAAAATCACAAGTTGCATTTGCAATTAAGTTTGAGACATCCACTTTTTGAATAACACTTTTGTGTTTTACATTTGGCATAATAGTTAATCCACCATTTGCCAAAGTTGTACCTTCTAACAGAGCTGCTGAGATGTACTTCTTAGCTGATTCCCCTGCATAGGTAGTAGTTATTGTTGGTTTACTCATTTTCTTTGATTTTTAAAATTTATTATTAACTTAATTTTCTCATGATTCTATCTAAGCTAGTCTCAGTTCTTTGAGATGCAATATGATAAAAGTCATTACTTGATTTATTTTCTGGAGTGTGCTTTAAAGGAGCAGCATCAGGTTTCTCTGATAATTCCTCTTTTACTTCACTTAACTCCACTTCTTTGCTTTTCAGCACTTCACTAAGGTTTACTGTTAAATCTTCAACCATAGCTTTCAGCTCATCAAACTGTTCTTTAGTGGCAAATTCTGTAGCTAATTCTTCAGATGTTTCTTCTTGTTTTGCTTCTACTTCTTCTTCCTCAGCAACTGGTTCTTCAGCAGCTTCAGCAATACTTGCAATAACACCTTCTTCTTCAACTACAACTGATCTACCATCTTCTAAAGTGTATTCACCTACAGGCATTGGTACTCTATCATCTTCTGTAACAATAAATACCTCATTACCTGCTGCAAATTCTTCAGCTTCAATGACTGTTCCATTTTCTAAGTTCATAGTAGCTAAAACAACTTCTTCTGCTTTAACCTCTACATCCTTAACCTCATCTTTTGATAATTCCATTCCTAAGATGTTTTTAATTTTACTTAATGTATCAGTTGCTTTCATGTTTATATAATTATATAGGATTAAAAATTTATATTTTCTATGCTTTTTTCTGAATTACAAACCATTCAGTTCCATCACTCCAAACAGTAATACCTTCATATTCTTTATTAATCTCATAGTAGTTTGTTGAGCCATCTAGTGTTTGACCTGCTCTTGGTGAAAGATGAGATCTACCAGATGTTTGATAGCTAGTATCAGTAATAATTCTTAGTAATCTGTTTGTGTTGTTAGTTGTAGTAGCATCAGGTAATGTTAATGTCATTGCTCCTTGGCCTCCACTCCAACTTAACTTTAATAACTCTACACTATCATATGTAGAATCATTTAAATCAACATCATTAGTAGCACTACAAGTTAAACTAGTAGGAGTAATGTAAGTTTTTGCAACTGCTGTTACTATCTTAGTTTGAATTGTAGTTAATGTTGTTTTCTTTGTAGCAGCACTTTGTACAACTGCAAACTCCTCTGATCCTGTTAGTGTACTAGCTGAACTTAATTCTGATATTTTTTTATTTGCCATTACTGTTTAATTTTTGAATTGTTTTCTTGTAATAAATAACTTCCATTTTCCTGTAGTATAAAATTCTCTGCCTCTACAGTAGCTTCTGTAATACCTATACCTTGTGCCCACATTGTACCATCACAACAATCAGGATGATATGTATTGTCATCACACAAACATCCTCTTTGTGATCTTATAGGACTTGTGTAAGATGGATAAGGATTTTTTCTTTTTCTATTTTTATTCATCTTCCTTGACCTTTGTAGGCTTTTTTATAGTTTTTACTAGCTTTTAACTTGCTTGTCTTAGTCTTAGCATGTACTCCTTTTCTTCTAACCTTAGGTTTCTCTACTCTTACTGTACTTACTACTCTATTTCTAGGCATTACTTCTTTTTCTTCTTCTTATGTTTATATTTACTTGGCATATTTATGATCTTATTGGTACACAATTTGGAACTCTCTTTCCATTTTTAATTTTAAAGCCATACATTTCATATCCTGCTTGACATGGCTCTTTTAATTGGTGTTGAAAACAAGGCATAAACCACTCTTTTCCATCTAACTCATGCATATGCACACCTTCACATCCTATATTTTTAGCAATTTCCTCTGCTTTTTCTTGAGAGGAGTATGCTAATCTATCATCAATTATTGCAAAGTCATCATCAACCACAATAGTCTCAAGCTCTAACTCTCCTAATTCTCTTAGTTTGTTTCTGCTCCATCCTAATGCTGCTAATCCACCCCACAATAGGTATGATATATTAGCACATGCCTCTGAATCATTCTCATTTTTTCTGTACTGATCTTCTGCTCTTGAGAGATAGCTGTACATTCTTTTAATTGTTGCAACAGTTATATTCTTTTTTTGTGCAAGTTGTTGAGCTCTAATCTTACCAACATCAGTTGCACACCTGTTATTTATCTTTTCATTAAGCTCTATTCCTTTTTTAGCATTATTAGCTACACCTTGAGGATAGTCATTAAAGCTCTCTAAAGCCACTTCTTCTTCATTTATAGCACTTTCTATCTCTGATAATAAAAACTCTGCCTCAGCAGCCTCTAATTGGCTTAGAAAGTCATCTATAGCTTCTTTTGGTCTCTCAGATTTGTCTGCAAAATAACCTTCTATTGAAAATCCTTTAACAGCTCCATTTTTTACATAGTCTTGCCATACTTCATCACTATCTACTCTAATAGCACCCATCCATGTACCTAGTGGAACTTCTTTAGTATTCTCATATAGTCTACTCTTATCATGTACTGCATCTTCAACTATCCAAGATTCTACAAGAGTTAAACCTTTAAGACTGTATTGGTGTTCTAATGATGCATTTCCTTGATTACCTTGCTTTAAATACATCTGACTAGCTTTCTCTACTGTATCTCTAGAGAAGTAAATGTAGTAATCTTCATCATCACCATTTCTTAGTATAGGTTTGTTAGGAATTAGTATAGGCCCAAGTAAAAGCCTTTTCTCTTTAGAGACCTCTGCTAATTTAACTTCTTGATCTTTAAGAGCTACAAAGTTGCTTTGTATTGCAGGATTCTCTACAATAGAGATAGCATCTACTCCATTAAACTCTAAATCTTCATCTAATATTAATTCTACAATCTTCATATTATTATAATTACTTATTTTTTGGTTTTTTTATATTCCTGCTGTTTGTACAATGTTTCTATCTACACTTTGAGCTGTTGTAACATCATTTGATACTACATATGCTCTTACTGGTTCTTGTTGCTGTCCTGCTATAGCTTCTGTAAGCTGATTAATAGGTGATGCACCTACTATATTAAAAGCAGGTGGCTGTATTTGTGGAGCAGGGGCTGAACTAGCTCCTCCTGCTGTAACACCTCCTACACTTAGCACAGGTACATCAGTTGATTTAATAGCTCTAATTTGTGTAAACCCTGTAGCTAATACTGTAGCAACTCCTGCTATCTTGGCAAATAATCCCAGTTCAGGATCATCTAACACTTGTGCAGCACCTGAATAAGTAGATATAATTGCATTTGCTATTGCTAATGCTTTAGCTGCATTTGAGCCTTCTGTTGCTAAACTTAAACCTAGTGCAGTAAATTTTAAAGCTATATCATATTTGTTCTTTTGTTCTTCCTCTACTATTTCTACTATTTCTTCTTCTCCTGTTTTTGTTATTTGTGCAATAGCTCTTGTTCTTGCATCTTCTAATGCTGCTGTATCTCTACCAAACTTCTTTGCTTGTTCTATAAGAGCATCATACCTCTCTTGTGTTTTAGCTACCTGTAATTCTCTCTTTTCATCTTCATTAATTGCTAGTGCTTCTCTTTCTGCATCCTCAAAACTTTGTAGTGCAGCTTCTTGTGCTGTTATCTCATCTTGTGCAGCTTTTGTTGCTGCATCATTAGCAGCTTTCTCCTCATTCTTTAATCCTATAATCTGAGATGTTACTTCTTTTTGTTTTGTAAGTCTAGATGTTTCTAGAGTAATAAGATCAGCTCTTAATTGTGCTTCTTCATCTAAATCTTCTTTAGTAGATCCTGATAGTTTATTTTCTTCTATCTTATTATTTAATCTTATCCTTGCAAGATCTATTTCTTTGTTTGTAATTTCTTCTTCTAATGCACTTGCTTCTTGTAAAAAACCAATTCTCTGTTCTGTTGTAAAGTTTTCTCTATCTACAGCTTTTTCTAATAAGTCAGCTCTCTCTCTATCTGCTTTTGCTCTTTCAACTATTAATCTTCTTTGCAATCTATCACCTCTTGCTTGTGCATCTGCAAGTTTACCAACAGTCTCAATCTCCCTCCTTGTTTCTTCACCAAAGTTCTTTATACCATCTGTAGCTTCTTTAAAACTATCTTTAATACCATTAACAGCTTCTTCTGCTGCTGCTGCATCACCTTTGAACTTTGCTCCAAGATATCTTCCTACATTAAGTATGGCATTACCAAAACTTGCAAGTATATCTGTAACATTACCTACAACTACACCAATCTGTTTTGTTATTTTAATAAAATTATTTTGACCTTCTTCTGAACTAGTAAATGCTGCTGTAACTGCACCTATAGCTAATGCAAATGCACCTATACCTGTAGCAATTAACACACCTTTTAAAGTTTTTAGGCTTCTAATTGCTGTTCCTATACTTTTTTGTACATTTTTAAAAGATGTAATAAGACCACCTGTTAAGGCATCACCTGTTTCAGCTACATCATCCATGTTAGTTTCAACATTCTTTAACTCATCTGCTGTTTCTTGCAGCTCTTGATTAGCTTTTTGATTGTCTACTTCTATATTTATTTTGTATTTACCTATTTTCATTAGTCTTGTTTATCAAATTTTGCAATCTTTTTAGCTAATTTGTAGCCTTTTTTAAAAGTAGAAGGCAAATAATGTGAACCTTGTGCAAATCTAATGCTCTCAGTTTCACCATTTACCACCTGTAATAGATCTATAATATTCTTTAACATCCTACTTATATAATACTTAATTGATTAGAATTTAATTTTTTCTTGTATTCTTTATAATCATCACTTCCATTCCAGTTATTCTCCCTCCACCATGATGTAACTATATATTTTGTACCTTCTAACACTTCTTCACCTGAGTGTAGCTTATAAGGATCAGGTTT